GCTAACGGTCCTGCTGGAGCGCTTGAGGATCAACCAGGAGCACTTCAGCAATAAGCCAAAGTAGGAGGCCACACGATGACCAAGGAGCTTACACCTCAGGCCAAACTCACCCTTGAACATCTACTCACGCGGGAAGGGCATGGGCTAACCCCGCTAATGGCCAGCATACGACTTGGCATCACGTCCATATCATCCTGTATACGTGAGCTTCGCCGGGCCGGGCATGGCATAGCTGACCGCTGGAAGGTCGATAACCACGGCAGGATGTACAAGGAGTATTGGCTGGAACTCAAAAAGGACCTTGAAGAATGACAGGACCTTGGATCAAGCCTACACCGTGGAACGGCAAGTCCCTGCAAGGCCCCTACCAAGTCACCCTCAAAATAGACGGTGTGCAAGCCCGCCTCCACCATGACAGGGCCGTATCCCGCGCTGGCAAACCACTCTACAATCTTGATGCCCACCTGCCATGGCGGCCAGACCAGCCACTCCGCATCGTTGAGGTGTTCAAGGATGACATCGGGACCAGCGTAGGACTCGTGCGGCGTAAGGATGGCGTACCAGTCCCTCCTGAGTGTATCTACGAGTTGTGGCCCACCATTGACAGCCGACTAGCCTGCCAGTGTGTGGCCATATTGGAAAACCCCTCCGAGACGGCGATCAGGATGTACATGGCGGATGCCGTTTACGCTGGATTTGAAGGCCTGGTCCTGCGAGGCACCTACAAGTGGATCAAAGTCAAGCCACTAGAGACCCACGATGTACCCGTAACGGCAGTCCTTCCAGGCACCGGAAAGCACATGGGCCGGATGGGTGCCCTCATGACGCCTAATGGCAAGGTTGGGACCGGGTTCTCCGATGAGGAGAGGGAGGCCTGGTGGCGTCGTCGTAAGCACATCGGGTCGGCAGTCATAGAGGTGGCCGCCATGTCCATCACCAAGGACGGCAAGTTCAGGCATCCGCGCTTCGTGCGGGACCGGACCTGGGACAAGACCGCCAATGAGGCAGCCTAATGTACTACGACGCCCTCATAAATCTCGGCGGCCAAGTCCCGTATCTCCTCTTAGGGGTGATTGTCCTGGTGGTTGCATTTAATATCTGGGTAAACCACTGATCTTACAATAGAGGAAAGGGCACCACGATGTTGTTCGACAAGGAGGACCTACTAACCCTTAAAGACGTTAATGCCGGTACGTGGATTGAGTGCGCCAAGGTGGCTAATAACCATCTAAAGAAGGTTACCAATGAGGTTATAACTTGTAGGTTACGGTTCCACCACAACATATATGTTACACTCCACAAGGAGTTCGTACTACGTTGCTCTGACAGGTACTTCCTAGCCCAGTACCATGAAAGTATATGCAACAGTGGGGCAGTACCTTCTTATCCGATTACATGGGTAATTGACCACCCATGGAACAACTTTGGAGATATGGTGGACTGCAACGAGGTCTACGCATATGTCGTCACCAACACAATCTACGCCAAGACGCCCCACTCCACACCCAGGCCCCACTAACATGAGCGAGAAGCCCACGGAAGGTGATGGGGACCCGGCCCAGACGCCAATCTCCAGGGTAACGTGCGGCGGCTGCAACAAGAAGAACTCAGTGCAGATATACGCGGACGGCTCGGAGGTGTGTTTTACCAAGGGCTGCGGACATAGGAAGGGCAGGACGTGGCAGCCTCCTACAAAGGCTATTATACCGCCAGGCCTGATACGCCCACGGGATGGAGCCTTCCAGCGCCTATCCGCCCGCAACCTGGACCAGGACACCTTGCGCCGGTACGGGACCTTCGTGGCCGGGCATGGGGGCGAGAGCTGCCTGATAGCCCCGCTGTATAACGACACCGGAGAGATGGTAGCCCAGCTTGCCCGCAAAGGCGATGGGACGACCGCCACGCTATATCCAACCGGGGACAGGGTGGATGCCGACACCACGCAGCTTTACGGCAGGCACGTATATGGTGACTCGAAGGACCGTAAGGTCATCGTCACATCAGACCGCCTAGACGCCATGTCAGTAGGCCAGGTCACAAGGTTCCGCGTCCCGGCTGTATCCGTCAACGCAGGGGCAGAGGCCGCCAGCAGGTCCATCAAGGCCAACTACCGCTGGCTGGACCGCTTTGCCGAGATTGTCCTGTTCTTCCAGCCAGGCGTTGAGTGGGACCGTGCGGCCCAGCAGTGCGCTGCCCTATTCGACGCCGGTAAGGTCAAGATAGCCAAGCTTGATGAGCACCACACGATCAACGCCGCCCTGGTGGCGAACCGTGGTGGCGACATTGACCAGGCCGTGTGGTCAGCCTCAACGTGGCGGCCTGTTGGCATCATCAACGCCAGGGACGGACTTGCGGACATACTGGCCGGTGGCATACAGGTTGCAGCCTGGCCGTACCCGTGGCCGTGCTTCAACGATCAATTACTTGGGATGAGACCTGGGGAGGTCAGCTATCATGTTGGTGGGACTGGCATTGCCAAGACGACCCTTATGCTCCATTACGCCCAGCACCTCCTCATGTGGGAAGGCAAGACGTTTACACCTGGGACACCTACGCAGCCTCCGTGTAAGATCGGCTGGTTCGGCTTCGAGGATAACTTGAAGTCCGTCAAGCTTGGCCTCCTGTCAATCCATACGGGGAGGCGTCTGCACCTCAACCCTGTGCCCAACGATGAGGCGGCCCTTCTCTACGCCGACCTGTTCGGAAGCGGGCTGATGGAGATGTACGACGCTGAGAACGCCGAGTACGGGCTACAAGCCATCCTAGGGTACATGAAGTACATGGTACGAGCCCTGGACTGCAAGATCGTGTTCATAGACCCAATGACCTACCTAGTGGCCGGTCTACCATCAGCAAACCGCACCCAGGCTGAGGACCAGGTGGCCGCTGAGTTGGCAACCATAGCTCGGTCCACCGGGGTCCACATCCACATAGGATATCACCTCAAGAAGGCGGATGGTACTCCCTTCGAGGAAGGTGGCGAGGTGAGAATACAGGACATCAAAGGCTCCGGCGCGCTCTACCAGTTCTCTAACAACGTGTATGCGTATGAGCGGGACCAGCAAGGAGAACGTACAGACTTGCTAAGGGTCCGTGTCCTAAAGCAGAGAGCTATAGGGATTACTGGCGTAATAGCCATGCTCAAGTACGACATGGACACTGGGCGGTATGCCCCAACAAAGGACAAGTGGCCCCCTAAGAAGACGGACGTGTGCAAGGGCTTTCCCGCCGTGTCATCTAGCGACGAGGACTTCAAGTAATGAAGAACAATGCCCCCGATGATGGGGACCCTACTGGCCTTATCGAGGACAACAAGCTCCTTGGCATCAGGCTCAACCTGGCGCGCGGCTTCGTGGCGATGCTTACAAAGGCATACAACGCGCTTCTCTACCACCGTGTCAACTACAGGGAACTCAAGGCCTATAAGGACAGCACTCTCCTGGACGCCGCAGCCAAGGTAGACGCCACAAAGGGCCAGGTCCTAGTCATGGATTATCTTTCCAGGGTTGAGAACGACATATCAGCAGCCGTAGCCCGTAAGGGCTTCAAGGAGGTCAAGTGATGCCGATAAAACTCGACGCTAAGGAGCGCTGGCAATTCGCCGCCATGATCGCTGTACCCACCCTGTTCTTCATCGCTGCTGCCGGTGGGTGGGGGGCCAACATCGTCCACATTGCCCACGCTAGGGAGATCAGCGGCATGGTTGTGCTGCGCGTGGTGGGCATGTTCGTTTTCCCCATAGGCGTGATCCTCGGATACATCTACTAGGTGCGCCCCTCACAGGTGCGGTATGTGATCCTCAAGTGGGTGGTGATGGCAGGCTTCGCCGCCACCACAGTATTATCCCTAGGGGGGTGGGTCAGCAACGCCGCTATGTTGGCCATGCTCCACGGAACTCCCACACAGCTTGCCTTGCGGGCTGTTGGTCTGTTCGTACCAAGCCTTGGGTCAGTCATGGGGTTTATCATATGAGGTGACACAGTGCTTCAGTTCCCAATGGAGGTGCCTAAAGGCCGGTTCGTTATCTCGGATGTAGAGACCAACGGCCTCCTCCCAGGCATGTCCAAGTCCAAGCCCATGGACAAGATGCACTGCGCTACCGCCATAGATTACTTCACGGGTGAGACCTTCGAGTGGACGCCTGACACCATCAAGCAGTACCCAGAGTGGATGATGGATGAGGTTGGCGTCGTAGGGGGTCACAACTTCCAGAACTTTGACAATCGGGCTATACAGTACATCTTCCCTACGTACGACTTCAAGCGGCTCCTCACGCTGGACAGCCTTATAATCTGTAAGATGATATGGCCCGCAGACAGCCTCATCGTGCCTGACATGAAGCTATTCCGGTCTGGTAGGATGCCGGGTAAATACCTCAAGCGCCAGAGCTTGGGGGCCTGGGGCTACAGGCTCGGGAACTATAAGGGAGAGTTCGTCCCGGCTGATGGTTGGTACGATACCCCGTGGGACCAGTCCATGCAGGATTATATGGTCCAGGACGGCGTGGTAAACAGGGCCTTATTCAAGCTCATCTTCAAGCGCCTAGGGTGGGAGGACCCTGCACTGGGTGACTACGTGTGGCCATATAAGCCAATATGGATTGAGCATGAGTTCGCCAACATCATATCCTCCCAGGAGGACATCGGGGTTGCCTTTGACACCAACGGAGTGGTTGCCCTTAAGGCCTCACTGGACAACCAGAAGGCGGCGCTTGGCTCTGACCTTCGAAAGGTGTTTGGTTCATGGTACATATCCCGTGACAACCAAAAGACCGGAAGGACGATGCCACGGGACCGCACCCTTAAGCTGCCTCAGTTCCCAGACATTACGGTCCAACGAGTAGGCAAGAGTGGCAAGCCGCTGGCACCGTATGTTGGTCCACCAAAAGAGTATTACATTGCGGGGTCGCCGTATTGCCGCATAGACTACACTGAGTTCAACCCGAACAGCCGTGACCACCTGGCTGACCGCCTACAGAAGCTATTCGGCTGGGTCCCCAACATCTTCAACCCTAATGGCAAGCCTACTGTTGACGAGGGTGCCATCAAGTCCCTCCCACCTGGGATAATAAGCGATGAGGTGCGCAAGTCTATACTGGACTACTTCATTGTCACCAAGATGCTGGGAATGGTCCATGACGGGGGCAAGTCGTGGATGGCCTTCCTCTCTGATGATGAGCGTATTCATGGGCGTGTTGATCCCCTTGGCACCATTAGCTCACGCGGTTCTCACTTCAATCCTAATCTTGGTCAGGTTCCATCCGTAAGGAAGGACGACGATGGCAACATACTAATGGGAATACCCGGAGGGTTCGGCTACGAGGGCCGATCCCTGTTCAAGGCCCGCGATGGGTGGGAGCTTACAGGCTCAGATATGTCCAGCCTGGAGTTCATATGCCTAGGACACTACCTACATCCACTTGACGGTGGCGTGTTCTCGGAGCGTGTGTGTGACCCTGGGCGGGATGCCCATACGGAACATGGTGTGATGACCGGCCTGGGGCGGGCACCAACCAAGACCATTTGGTATGCGTACATCTACGGTGCCGGTAAACTAAACATCGGTAGCTCTGTAGGCGTCACGGATGACGAGGTGGCTGACCTGCAAGACGACAAGGGGATGCTGGCCACCCTGAAATGGATGCAACGCAACCTAGGGGACGACTACAGGGAACCATCTGACCACAACAAGGCGCTCATAGCCAAGGGTGGCACGGTCATCAAGAAGTTCGAGGCGGCCATCACCGGGCTGAAAGAGCTTAAGGAGGCCACCGCAAAGGAGGCCGCTAGGGGGTGGATTGTGGCGCTTGACGGTAGGAAGCTAGTAATCCGCAAGGCCTTCGCCGCCCTCAACACCAAGCTTCAAGGTGCCGGGGCCATAGCCTGCAAGGTCTGGATCATCATCTTCCAGCGCCGCATGGCAGGGGCCGGGTATCACCTAAAGGTAGACTACAACCAGGTTCTATGGGTCCACGATGAAAAGCAAATCGAGCACAGGCCTGGCATCGGGGAGGCCATCAAGAGCATATCCAACGAGGCAGCCAAAGAGGCAGGGGAGTTCCTTGGGCTTAAAGGCTCCTTCAGGACCGAGAGCAAGACGGGCCGGAACTGGGCGGAAACCCACTAATCTCCTGGGCCGATCCCGTGGCACCGTTGCAGGAACGGGCTACAGGGGCACCGTACACCACCTCGTGTGGCACACCTTGGTTGTGGCCTGGGAGTTCCCGTTTAGCATTGAGAGCAACTTCGCGCGGGAGTTCCGTTGGGCCGTGGCCTTCGCCTCATCAGAGGGCTGGATATCGGTCATCTCACCTGACGGTCTGTCCTACAACAGAACGTGGCACATAACGGCGCAAGGGCTGTTCGCCTTACGGCACAAGCCTAGGGCCAAAAGGAGTAAGGAGGCATGACCACCACCGACGAGCAGACCACCTTGCTCATTGACGGGGACACCATAGCCTACATGGCGTCGGCGGCCTGTCAGGAGAACGTGATGGACTTTGACGGGTTCATCAAGCCATTGGCCAACGCCATGCAGGGCGAGACCGTTGTTGACAACATGATCCTTGGCCTCATGCGGGACCTGGAAGCCCACGGCATCATGGTGTTCCTCAGCGACCCGCTTGCCAACTGGCGCATGGAGTTAATGCCTGAGTATAAGGCACACAGGGCTAGGGCCGAAGGGGAGCTTGATGTAAGACCCATGCTTCTGGGACACCTGAAGCAATACCTCAGGGACAAATACGGTGCTACCCACATGCCAACCCTTGAGGCAGATGACCTTATCGGCATCATGGCTACCAACCCCAACACAGACTATCCGGGGCGTACCGTGATAGTCGGCAAGGACAAGGACTTCGATACAATCCCCGGCCTCCACCACCAGCTTCACCGGGACATTAACTCAAACGGTAAGCGGTTCGTCCGGGGGGTAACCCCTGAGTTTGCCGACTGGTTCCACCTTGTGCAGACCCTCGCTGGCGACCGCGTTGACGGCTACATTGGCTGCCCAGGTATTGGCATGACGCGGGCGAAGGACATTCTGACGGACCCACAGCTTTTGTCCCCGGAGCATGGTGTCGTGACGCGGGGCATCCGCAAGGGCCAGCGCACCACCAAGTGGGTGAGTTCACCAGCGGCGGGTAACTTGTGGGGTTGCGTGGTGTCCAACTACGAGAAGGCTGGTCTTACCGAGAAGGACGCCCTACTCACGGCCCGTATGGCGCACATCTTGCGGCACGCGGACTATAACCAGACGACAGGGGCCATCACGCTGTGGGTGCCACCAAAAGGCATCACCCGTAGGACTAGCTCTGAAGGAAAGTAGACACGCACATGGGACACCACGAGGATACCTTCGCCCACGCCAAGATCAACCAGCCGGACCCATATGTGGGTGGACATCGTGTGGTTCCAACCAAAGACCTGCCAATCTGCCGCATGATACAGCCACCGAAGGCACCAGACCGCACATTCAACCCTGGTGTTGGGGATGCAGTCAACATGCCCATGCACTACGCCCGCTTCAAGATCGAGCCGCTACACTACGCCGTCGAGAACAGGCTTAACGCCTTCCAGTTCTCAATCAACAAGTACATCATGCGGGCAGAACACAAGCATAACGACAACGGGCAGGAGGACCTTCTTAAGGCCATCCGCTTCACCGTCATGTACGCCAAGTTCCTACTTGGCAACCCGTACTGGTGGAAGCCCTACGGTAAGGACTTCACTGATGCCATAAAGAAGGAGTTGCACTATGCCAACTGAAGGACGCCAGCCGTTCCTACGCCGAGTGTTGGCCAGGATGGCTGATAGTCAGGCGGTATTCCCAAAGTTCAATGATGTACAGGTTGAGTTCCTTGAAGGCATGTTCCCCCCACGCTGCCTTGGCCTACATGAGAGCGTTGAGGACCACCTGCGCTATGCCGGTAAGGTGGAGCTTGTGGCCGTCCTCCGCTCCTCCATGGGCGGACCTACTCCGGGACTTACCCTCTCCGAGGAGGAACAGGCAGAGGCCGACGAGGAGGAGGCCCTTCGCATTGCCGTCAACAGCCTCAAGTCACCATCACCAAAAACCACCTAGCAGGAGACACCACCATCATGTGCTTTGGAGGCGGCTCACAGCCAACAGCCCCGACGCAACTACCCGCTGCCTCTCTCACGGACAGCAGGCCAAGCGTCAACATCACCACAGACCCGCCCGCCAAGGACCCGGTAGCGGCCAGCAAGGCAAACCTTCCTGGCTCCGACCAATCCTCGAAGGGCTCTGGCATCAACACAGACTTGGGAGTATAAGACCATGTGCTTTGGCGGACAACAGACCCCGGCCCCGGTAACCCCGGCCCCAGCACCCGCACCACCAGCCGCAGCCCCCACCGAGACATCCGTAGGCGCGGGACGCAAGGCTGAGAACCTGACGGCCTTCGGGACACCTCTCGGCCCCAGCACCCGCGTTGACAGATCGGCTGACGGTGGGACGCAAGGTGGCAGCGGGCTTAACCTCTAGGAAGCCCACTGGTAGGCCGTAAAGTCCAGGCTACCACCCCACCTGACCATCAGGAATAACGCACCACGGGCCTCCGCTATGGACCGTGATGGCCTACTTATGCCCATTTAAGGACCACCGCCCATGGCAACCGCCGAGAATAACCCCTCACAGGTGACCCCAGGCCCGTATGGCCTGCATGTCCCCGCTGAGAAGTTATACACGTTCCATGCCAAGTGGAGGCAGCAGGTCATCAACAAGGCCCGCGAGATGGCATCCATCACCATCCCCAGCGTCATGCCCCCTGACGGATACCGCACAGGTAACAACATAAGCGAGGAGAACCAGAGTGTAGGGGCCATGTGCGTCAACACGCTGGCCTCCAAGCTCCAATACATGGCGTTGCCCCCAGACCGCCCTCTGGTCCGCTTCCAGCCCATTGAGAGCAAGCTACAGAAGGACATCCAGGCCAACCCCTCACTGTGGACAATCATTCAGTCCGCCCTGTCCCGCCTGGAGATAGCCCACCGTGACCGCTTCGAGTCCACCAACTTGCGGGCGGCCTACATTGGTGCCCTTAAGTGTCTCCTAGTTGGGGGCAACGTCTGTTGGCAGCATATGCGTCTGGACTTCCCGGTCTACCACACAATGCTCAACTACGTGGTAAGACGAAACCCAGCGGGTGAGCAACTGCTGGTGATCCTGAAACAGACCATGGACCTCATGGACCTTGACCAGGACATCAAGGACACCATCCTGGCCAAGACCCCTGAGCTTGCCAGGGACGACAAGGAGGAACATGAGATAGCCGTTGACATCTACTGTGTGTGTCGCCGTATGCCAGACAAGAAGCCAGGCACCTACTATTGGGAATACTGGGAGGAGTACAAAGGGGAAATACTCGAAGGCACCCGGTACGAAGCCGACTATGAGCAGCCACCCCTCTACGCCGCCTGGATGATACCTGTATATGGTCAGAACTGGGGGCGTGGGTACTGCGAGGAGTATCAGGGCGACCTATATAAGGTTGAGGGGCTTGAGGCCTCACTAAACGATGGGTCGGCGCTGGCGTCCCTCGTGCTTCTGTTCCTCAAGGCCGGGTCACGGACATCCATCAAGCAGGTAAAGAAGGCCCAGAACCTCAGCATCCTTCCTGGAGAAGCCGGGGACCTGTCCGCCTTCCAACTCAACAAGGGGCCTGACTTCGCCTTCGTGAACCAGAACCTTGAGGCCGCCATCAAGCGCCTAGGGAGGGCCTTCCTCCTCGTGTCATCCGTCCAGCGCAAGGGCGAGCGGGTCACCGCCGAGGAGATACGGGACATGACCGCTGAGATTGAGGAAGCCACTGGCGGCCTCTACACCGAGATTGCTCAAAGCTTCCAGCGCCACGTCATACGCCGAGCCATCGCCCTCCACAACGAGGAGGACAAGGACCTTCCAAAGCTCCCACCTGGCGTCATCCGCATGTCAGTGGTTACCGGGGTTGAGGCCATGGGCAGGTCACTGGAGGCCCAGTCCACCGAGCGGGCTATCGGGACAGCCAACGAATTGTTCCCCACCAAGGCCCAGTTCTACATCAACGCTGGGGATGGCATCCGCAGGATAATGGCCGGGGGCAGCATCAAGCAGGAGGGCCTTATCAACACCGATGAGGTGGCCAAGGCTAACGAGCAGGCCATGGAGGCCGCAGCCCAGAAGGCAGAGATGCTTAAGCAGGGCACCGGGCCAGCCATCGCAGGAATGGCCCAGCATATGTCACCGGAGGCTCTGCTTGCGATGCAACAGGGAAGCCAGAACCAACAGGCAAACCTTGCCGGAATGACTTCACCTCCAACACCACCGAAAGGGTAATACATCATGGCAGACGAAGCGAAGGCCCCGGCGGCCAAAGTTCTGGGCCGACCGGCAGGACAGGACGTATCAATACAGGTTGGTGACGGGGAGAGCCAGTCGCTTGACCTTGGAGTTACCGGCCTTGAGCAGGGCCAGAACCAGCACAAGGTTGTCAACACCACGGATGGCATCCAGGCTGAAGTGGGAATGGGCAATGCCGACACGATACGGCTTGAGAACGCCAACCTGGGGGAGGCCCCGAAGGATGCTGGCATAGGCCCCGATGGCAAGCCCCTCCCCGCTGCGGAACCTCCAGCTGCCATGGTGGACTTTGACCCGGCCAAGCCTGACGTTGTGGCCTCGTACAACAAGGCCTACCTCGATCCGTCCGGTGCTCCCTCCATGGAGAAGCTTTCAGCCGCGTGGGTCCCGACCAAGGATGCTTCCGGCAATGTGACCGGAGGGGCGCTGCCAGAGGCCACCTACAGGTTCCTCGAAAGCAAGGGCTACGACCGGGCAACCGTAAAGTCCGTTGAGGCTGGGCAGATTGCCTTGGCCATGGCGGACGTTGGGGATACCTTCAAGCTGGCCGGTGGCGAGCCTGAGTACCGCATGGCGCAGAGGTGGGCCATAGACACCTGGTCCAAGGAGCAACGTGACACCTACAATGCTGACAGGTCTGCCGGGGGTGTCCGCCGCGCCAATGCCGTGCGCCTTCTCATGTCAGACTTCACTACGGCAGTCCCGAAGGAACGGCGTGTCGTCCCTTTGCGATCAGTGGGGGCGCAGGGGGGGAACTCAGCGGGCGGGGCGGGAGCCGTAGAGGGCTACGCTACGAAGGCCGAGTGGCAGAAGGCCAGCCGGGAAGCCCGCCAGTCAAACAACCAGGCCGCCCTCAACGAAAGCCGGGCGCGAATGAAGGCGTCCGCCTGGTACGAGGGCTGAGGCTACCCTGGAGGGTCCGCCGCTGGAGAAGGCGACGGGAACTCATCAACACCGCGAAGTTCACCACAGAACTAGCCGTGGCCAAGGCCGGTTGGCACCTGGCGGCCTATAAGGCTAAGGCGGACATTGAGTGGGACTTTAAGTTCGCCACCCCCATGGACAAGACGTGGAAGGACGACTTCGTACTACTGGTACTGTCCTACCCACTCATAGGCCTGATGATACCAGGGCTTCGTGAACCCATAGTAGAGGGCTTCAAGCTACTGGCCTCCATAGACCCAAACGCCCCGTCCATCCTTACCTACGGCTGGGCGGCGATCTTCACGGCTACCTTTGGCGTCAACATCACCAAGAGCTTCCTCGTACCCGGACGGTTCTCACGAATGGTCCAGGCCATGGGGCAGGCCTCAGATGACGTGCCGATGGATGCTGCCGAAGCGGCCCAGGACGCCGTGACTAACTACAGTCCTTCACCCTCTGACACCCAACAACGGGAGACCCCTTAACAATGTCAGACTTTACCGATGCACGAGCCAGACCCGGCCAACGACTGAATACCGGGACTGACGACCGGGCGTTGTTTCTTACCGAGTTTGGGGACCTTGTTCTCCAGGCTTGGGAAGAAAGCAACTCCTACGAGTCCCTGACCTACACCCGAAACATCACGCAGGGTAAGTCAGACACCTTCCCTATCATTGGCCGCAAGCGAGATGCCGTCGAGCATGAGCCTGGCGAAATGATCTTGGGTGGCACCATTGAACACAACGATGTGGAAATCACCGTGGATAAGCTGGTGGTTGACGCCGTGTTCGTGGCCGACATTGACCGCCTGATGCTCCACTACGATGTTATGGCCCCCTACTCTGTTCAACTCGGGCAGTCCCTCTCAACCGCCTATGATCGCCGGGTGGCCATCCTCCACATCGCAGCATCACGCATCGTGACGCGGCCCTATGGTATCGGCAAGCTCGCCAATGCTGGAGGTGGTCCGCTCCCGAACGGCTACTTCGATGCCAACATCTTCACTGACCCTTCCGCCATGGAGGCTGCGGCCTTCGCGGCAGTGGGGTACATCAAGCGTTGGGATGTTGGGGGCGGGCAACTCACGTACATGATGCCGTGGGCGCAGCAACTCCTCCTCGCCAAGTATTCCGGCCTGGACAGTCGCCAGTGGACGGGCAGTGGTAACCGTGCGGAAGGCACCGTGGGTAAGCTTGCTGGCCTCAAGGTTGACGCCACAAACCATATCCCCCGGACCAACCTCACAACCGGGCTGGCCAAGTTCCAGGGCGACTATTCGGCAACCATGGGCCACATCTCGAACCCAATGGCGGTAGGCACGTTGTCCCTTCGTGGCCTCAAGGTCGCCATGAAGGACCAGGTGGAGCGCCAAGGAACACTTCTGATTGCCTCCAAGGTCAATGGCCACGGCATCCTCCGTGCTGAGTGCTCCTTTGAGGTCGCCACGAGTGACATCACTGGCGTCCGTGGAGCCAACCACCCTGACATCAACACCTAATAGTTGGTGAACTTGCGTAGCCTAGCCTAGTGATTAACCCTCCCGGCTTAAAGAACCGGGGGGGTTACTTCTCTATTGGGAGAGCCACACACAATGTCTACCACACTGTCTGACTTCATGGTCACCACCACGGAACTACAGGCCGTAAACGTGGCGCTGCTTGCCATCGGGGAAAACCCCGTGAACTCCCTATCCTCAGCGGATGCCACGGTCGATAGCTCCAGTGCACTCAAACAGCTTGGTGAGGCCAACAGGGAAATACAGGAGCAGGGCTGGGCGTGGAACTCCGAGGAGAGCTACATCTTGGCCTCCAATGCTGATGGCTCCGTGTCCCTGCCGTTGAACACCCTCAAGGTCAAACAGGCGTGGTTCTCAGGCGGGTGGAACAAGGAGCTAGTACAGCGTGGAAACCAGCTATACGACCGTAAGGCCCACTCATTCAACATCAAGGCGACCCCTACAAATCCCGTAAAGGTGGACATTGTGTTCCTCCTTGAGTTCACACAGCTTCCGCAGGCCGCCAGAACGTATATTGCCCTTGAGGCAGCCAACCGACTGGTGGCCGCCAAGCTCATCTCCTCTACGGCCTCACGGGCTGTAGGTGCCCAGCTATCCATTGCCCGGACCCGCGTTGAGCAGGCCGAGGCTGACGCCGATCAGTCAACCATGGCGGATAACCCCCATGTCCACGCCGTCCGCTCCAGACGCAGGGGACCACGCTGAGGATGAGGCGCTGGACGCCTACACCCTACAGGCCGGAATACACCGCTTCGCAACCTTCATGGCATCCATGGCCCTGGACGGCAAGGACCCTACATGGATGCTATGTGACCAGAGGAATGCACCCAATGTCAAGCCACCATCGCAAGAGCAATTACGACCTGTACCTAGAGCTTGTCAGAAACCTCTCCGAGTGGCAGGAGCAGGAAACCGGCGTCGATCCAGAGCCAAGCCAGAATACGGGTCCCACCAATACGGCTTCCCCAAGCTCCCAAAGCATTAACGGCGGTTTTGGAAGGCTCGACATGATTGTGGATAGTTTACAGTGCCAAGGCGTGGCATTTAAAGTAGCGCGTAATGGCGACCACCCGTACCTACAGGTGTGTAATCTTAGTGGGACGTGTAGCGTTACTGGAAAATCTCTACCATGGTACGGACGTAAGTGGCTCCTCTCATATCACATGACGGATGGTGAGGTGGTGCAGACGGCCTTGATGGCAGCCCTGGCAGCGGCAGAGCACGAGGTCCGTGAGACCTTCAAGTACCTGGGCAAGGCCATATATGGCCCCCACTTAGACGTGAACAAATTGGTCTCCCTATGCAAACTTCCAGGGGCCATTAAGGGAAGGGAACCGGATGGCCGATGAACTACGCTCCTACCCCATCCGTAACATGGTCCAGGGTGTTTCCCAACAGACATCACAACAGCGTAGGGACACCCAGTGCCAGGACCAACTGGATTGCATCAACTCCCCCATCAACGGCTGTGAGGCACGTCCTGGGGCGGACTTGGTTGGCATGATCCCCGACGCTCAGTACCAGAACGCATACCAGTACGAAATCTTCAGGGGAGACACAGAGCATTACCTGGCCGTTGTATCCGATACACCTGACGTGAGTGGTAACCGGCTCAGGGTGTTCGACCTGAACAGCGGCCTTCCGTGTTACGTCAAGTTCACCTCCGACCAGTCGTACCTGCTTTCGGCTGCCGCACCGAAAGACGCCTTCACGGCCACCACGCTTGAGGACATCACCTTCATAGGTAACCGTGAAGTCAACATGGTTATGGACCCTAACACACTGTCCCCACCTGTGGCCAACGACTGCATATTGTACTGGCGTGCCGGTGGGTATTCGGTGACCTTCAAGGTTAACATCCACCTCTCCCTCAGCGCCACCTTCAGCCCAACAATATCCATTGCATCCCCTGCGGTGTTCACCAAGGCGGCCCACGGGCTGGTCATCGGGCAGGCATTTACGCTGTCTACCACTGGGGCGCTCCCTACAGGACTTGTGGCAGGCACAACGTATTATGCCCTAGCGGCTGGCTTCACAGCAAATACCTTCCAGGCTGCACTGGCTCCTGGTGGTACGGCCATCATCACCTCAGGCACCCAGTCAGGCGTCCACACACTGGTAGCTACAGGGGTTACCTACACGTATTCCTACCTGACCCCGGACAACTCCATATCAACCAATGCGGCGTACATAGCCACGAACCAGCTTGCCGCCATCTTCTACAAGGGCTTCACCGGGGCAAACCCACCAACGTTAGGTGGAACTGGCGGCGTACAGGCTGCGGCTACCCCTCTGGCATCATCAACGTCGGCCTCTGGAGACCTGCTAACGAGTGTAGGCTTCAGCGTGTTCATCAACGGCTCATGCCTCAAGCTGTCCCGCTCAGACAACCAGCCCTACACGGTGGACTGTACGGACGGCGTGGGGGATACCTACCTCAAGGCTATAAAGGACACAGCTAAGGCTTTCAGCGACTTGCCGAGCGGGTGTTTCGTAGGTTTCACCACCAGGGTTATAGGGACCAACAAGGCCACCTCAGACGACTACTACGTGACGTTCAGCGGGGCCGATGGAGTGTCGGGTGCCTGGAAGGAGTGCGTAGCGCCTGCAACAAAGATCAGCCCATTGGCGTCCACCATGCCCCACGCCCTGATAAATACCGGGGAGGGAGCCTTCGAGTGGAAAGAGCTTACGTGGGGCAAGCGCCTATCCGGTGATGGCATCAACTCAACGCTTGATCCAAGCTTCATCGGCAAGCAGATACAGGACCTATTCTACGACAACGCCAGGCTGGGCATCCTCACCGAAGGCTCTGCTGTGTGGTCCCACACACGCAACCCGTATGTGTTCTTCCCTGACAGCGCCCAGACCACCTTGGCCACGGACCCGGTGGACGCAACCATCGGTGGCGGTAAGCGCATCGCCATACTGCGGCGGGTGATCCAGATAAACGAGGCGACGTACCTATGGGCGCAGAAGCTACAGTTCCGCGTCTCATCAGGCGTCAATCCCTTCAAGGCCGACACCATTGAGAGCAAGCTATCGACGGCCTATGAGTTCTCCCCCGTGCCCGTGCCGTGCTCCGTTGGAGAGAGCCTGTACTTCGCCTCAGAGCCGGGGCCATACGCCACCATACGAGACCTCACCGTTGACGTTAATGGACGGTCACAGGGTGCTGTTGACGTAACGGCTCACGTCAAGAAGTTCATCCCATCAGGCGTCCGGTACGTGACGGCCAGCGACACCCTTGGGACAATCGTGGTGGCCTCTGATAGAGACCCCAAGAGCCTATACGTGTACAACTACCTGCTTACGACCACCGACCGCATCCAGTCAGCGTGGAACAAGTGGCGGCTACCGGCCAACTGCACAGTGTTGTGGGCCAGCCTATCACGTAACTACCTGTATCTCTTGGTGCAAAGGGATGATGGTGCGGCAATCCTGAAGATTGACCTCAGCGTGGACCTGACAGACACCGAGGAAGGGGCTACCTACCTGACGCGCCTGGACTTTAGAACCACCGAATATGACTGTGGCATTGCGTACAATCCGGGGCCGGGCACCACGACCATTAAACTCCCATACGCCTGCACGGATGTCAGTGGGTGGACTGACCCCTTCGGGCTGTTGCTGGATAGCTGCCCACTGTTCGTGGCCCAGAGGGTGACCACTGAGAACGCCTTCAGAGGCAAGGCATGGTGGATCAAGTCCATCGTTGGGGACACCATTACGGTCTCCGGTGACGCATCAGGTGAGGGCTTCTACGTGGGCTACCGGATCAGTGCCGAGAGGGAACAGAACACGTTCTACCTCAAGGACCAGTTCGGGCCGGTCGCCGCGCACCGCCTCACAGTCAAGGACTTCGAGGTGGCCTACTCAGGGACAGGATACTTCAAGGCCATCGTTGACTACACCAACAAGCCAAGCCAGGTTGTGCCTATGAGTGGCCGTCTGTTCGGTAGCCCAGATAACCATCTAGGGATGTTTCCACTTGGTGAGGGCTTCTTCAACGTCCCCATCAACAGCGAGAGCTTTGGGTACACCCTGCGGCTCATAAACGACAGCTTCCTTCCATCGAAGTGGACATCCGCCAAGTACAACTACCTGGCCTCCTTCCTGGCCAAGCCAACGCCGGGACAAGGCCGAGCAGGTAACTCATGAGCCGTCACACATCGCTGGACAAGTGGGAAGGCTACCAGATGGGAAACTCAGGCAGGTACAGGCTTAGGTCATCGGCCATAAGGGATGCAGATACGGTACTGAGGGACATACGCCAGGAGGATACTGATGAGTGGGACGCCTCCGTAGAGGGTGGCGTAGAGGAACATCTTGGCTATTCCATAATGATGTCAGACGAGTGCTGGACCCTTGCTGACTACAGAACCGACGAGGCCCACGTCATATTCGGTGTCAAGAGCTACGCTGCCAAAGGCAGGGCTTACGCCTCAACGTGGATGCTCGGAACCAATCGTAGCGCCAAGGATGCAACGTGGCTGCTACAGGCGGGCCGGGAGTTTAGCCGGGAGTTCTTCGAGAGGTGGCCCCTGACTGAGTGCTGGTCTGACGCCCGTAACACCCACCACCACCGCTGGCTACTGTGGGAGGGCTACGCACCTAACGCCAGGTCAGAGGCCCACGGTCCGCTCGGCCTTCCCTTCATTCACTTCCTAAAGGAGCAACAGCCATGGACCTCAAAGAACACAAGAGATGCAGGCGGGAATATATCAAGCTTGGGATGAAGTCTGTGGCAACTGGCGACTGGGCCAGGGCCGCGTCCTACTTCCTCAGCGTCGCCCACCACTCAGAAGTCATCAAAGTGGTCAGTACGGCTAGGGCTGGGGTATCTGGAGGAGGGCATAAGTAATGTGCGCGATGATTGCAGGTCTGCTATCCATGGGTGTTGGCATCATGCAGGCTGCCGCCCAGAACTCCGCAGCGCAGGCCGACTACGCCGCCAAGGCCGCTATCTGGAAGCAGAACGTCCTAAACTCAGAGGCCGCAGCCCGCACGGAACAGGTGCAAATCCTCAATAACAACTTGGAGGAGCAGGCCAAGACAACCCAGAAGAAGCACATCTACGACCTGGAAGGCGCTCAGAAGGCCGCCCTCGCAGCAGCCCAGGCTGGCAGCGCAGGGGTTGGTGGCCACTCGGTAGATGCCATAGTGGGGGACATCGAGGGTAAGGCCCTACTCAACGAGACCTACGCGGATGAGAACTATATGTTCACTGCGGCCAACCTCCAGCAAAAGCTCAAGGCCACCGACACCACTCTAATGTCTCGCATCAACTCCGTAGAGCGGCCAGTTTCACCGGCTAATACCGTAGGCCTTACGGCGCTTGGGGGTGTGGCAAAGTTCGCTGGGGCCAACTTCGGCAACCTTGGCATGGGAGGCTAGTTAAATGGCACGTCCAGAGGCCCCTGAAGTCAAGATCGAGGAGATGCTTCGGCCCAACACCGAGGTTGTGGACCAGTACATCTCCCCTCCTAGGTTCGTTAAGTCCCCACTGCACGAGGTGGCCGCCGCGCTATCCAAGTTCGACGCCGACCTCGGGGGGCTTGTGGACGCTGCCAACAAGGATGCTACCGCCAACAAGCTCGCCACTGACAAGGCCTCCTTCTGGATGGACAACAAGGAGGGTGCCGCCGAGGGCGTCCGCCAGTTCAATGCGTCTGGAGGAGCAACCGGCATACCATCCCAGGCCTTCCCTGGGATGTTCCACGGCGACCAGTCCATGCAGGGCCACAATGACGGCCAAGAACTGAAGATGAAGGTAGGGCCTTCGTACGAGACTTTTGACAAGACTGACAATACTCCTGGAGCCTACGAGAAGTGGTTCCGTGGCTTCGTCACAGAGAACTCCCCGAGGAGCGGGTCAACGTCCTACCTCAACGCATGGACGCCTCAGGTCCAGCAGCTTAACGACCACTACAGGGCCAAGTACGTAGCCGATAGGTCCACCGCCGTGGCACAACAGGCATACAATAGTCTGTTCAAGGGGGTGTACGATGCTGGCAATACGGCCTACCTCATAGGGGCTGAGAAACCGGATGTTGCCGCGCTTGGGATTGCCACTGACGCCCTTCGTGAGCAGGGATACGCCATGGGGCTTGAGAAGGCCAAGGTGGACAATCTGGTCATTGACGCCATTGGCCTGTCCGCCAAGTCTAATCGCAGCACGGACCTTCTCAATGCCCTAGACCACAACCCAGCATCAGGGGGACAGTCACTATCGTCAACAGTCTACGGTACGACGGAGAAGCTTAAGATAACCCACAGTATAAACACTGAGAAGATAACGCTTGCCGACCAGGCGAGGCGTGAGAATGACCGCCTTGACACAGAGGCGAGCAACACGGCTCAACGTGCGTATGTTGACAGGCTGGCGGTAGACCCTAATGCCACGACTACCTCAGAGGAAGATGTTGTCATATCCAAGAAGCATCCGCTGTGGTTGACCCAGCAGGCTGACATACGAACCAAGATGCTCAACCGTGATGCTGTAGAGAGCGAGGCTGATAAACTCAATGCTGACGAGAAGATTGTCTCCGGGGCATATGGACTTAACGATGTCATTGGCCTACGCGGAACCACCTATAAGACAGCAGAGAGCTTCAACAAGGCCATAGACCGCGTTAAGTCCGTTGAGCAATACAACCTCCACGGCGGCGAAGGGCGCGGCCTGACAACTGATACCGCCAAGAGTGGGCTTGTGGTCCTCCAGAACAAGTTTAAGGACCCGAATTTCATCAGTTCGGTATTCGGGGACGCTGGCGTTACCCAGGCAGGACGTGCAGCCATCAACGAATACAAGATGGACGTTATGACCTGGGAGTCGGCCCATCCTAACGCCAGGCCAATGGAGCGCCAGGCCTTCCAGGCCGTGCTCCTTGAGTCGGTCCTTGGCAGGTCATCAAAGGATGGCCTATCGGCTGTGTATACGGCCCCTCCTCCAGGAACTACCCGCTTTGGGATACCGATAGATCAGGCAGATGGCAGGCCGGTTGGTGAAGCCCTACCTCCAGATGTGGCACCTGTAGATGGCCCCGCTGGCCAGTCGTTCCCCACCAAGCAGGTGCAACCCTTCGAGTATAACAACCCAGCGGTCAGGGACACAGGGTCCACCATCAAGCCGGTGCCTGACACCCCAGAGTGGATAACGCGCATCCAGTCATCCGAGGCTCCGGTGATGCTCAATGATCCATCCATAAGCAAGAAAATGCGGGCCTACATTGAGAACGTGGCCGCCAGCAAGAAGCTGGACCCACAGGAAATACTCAACGACATCCACGGGAGGTCCCCACGGTCTACCAACTTCGAGGCCGCCAAGGTGGAGATGAAGCTGACCCCGCAGGAACAGAACTTCTACGTCATGCACATGCGTAACCTGTATGGTCCAGGTGGTATCGACAATAAGGATGGCTCAAGGTCCACCATCATGCACACGACCGTTGGGGTTGGTGACAAGACGTACAGCCTTCCTACCGTATGGGATGGCAAGGCCCACACCCCAGACGAGGCCCTTTCCCACGCCAAGGCGGACGGGCTGGGTAAATACCCGGCCTATAACTCCCAAGAGGAGGCCCAGTCGAGGTACGACAAGATGCACTCCTACATGGAGAAGGACACGCGGACACTCATGGATCAGCGGCATAAGAACTCTCAGCCGTACAAGAGGTCAGAGATTGACCTTAATGACCCATCTTCGGTTGCCACGGCCACGGCTGCCATCCAACAGACCGAACTAAAAGGACAACCAATGGCCTCAGCCTCACCTACAGGTCCTACCAGTAGCAGCGCCAAGCTGGCCATGAACTTCTTCCAGGCCAAAGGCCTCTCCAAGGAGGACAGTGCGGCCATCGTGTGGAACCTCACACAGGAGAGCGGGCGTCAGCTTAACACCACGCTGGTGCATGATAGGGGCACCGGGTATGGCATCGCTGGCTTCAGGGACCCAAAGCCTGGTAAGGGCCGCAAGTCTGACCTCATGGCCTTCGCCAAGGCCCGAGGGGAGAACCCTGCCAGCCTCAACACGCAGCTTGAGTTCGTGTGGCATGAACTGAATGGCGCAGAGAAGGAGGCCTTCCAGCGCATCCTCAAGGCTGGCACACCAGAGCAGAAGGCCCGGGCTGCCATCACCTACCTCAGACCCTACGCTCCGTACGCAAAGGACAGGGCCTCACGGGCAGCAGAAGTTCGTAGCCTCTTGGGAGACAAGGCATGACCCAGACAGCCGCAGACCCAAAGTACCTCGTACCGCCGTCCACCAAGTGGCGCGGAACCCTCGGTCAGCGCCTTACCATCCAGGAGTTCGCGGCCTATGTGCAACCGATGCTTCTTGGGCCAGCTTTTAAGCCCCGCTTCATTGTCATCCATAACACGGCAACACCCAACCACTCACAGTGGGCATCCCATGACGTTGTGGACCGTGAAAAGAACATGACGGCAGACTACCGGGACCGCCAGAAGTGGGCGGGTGGTCCTCACCTGTTCGTGGACTGGACGGGTATCTGGCTGTTCACCCCGCTGTGGAAGCAGGGGACACACTCCCCGTCATGGAACAAAGACGCCTGGGGTATCGAGATGGTGGGAGACTACGCCAAGGAGAGCTTTACCGAGGGTGATGGTGGCAAGGTCCGCATTCTCGCAGCTACCGCCACGGCAATCCTCCTACGGAAGCTCAAGCTACAGGCCAACAACACCACCGTCAGGTTACACAAGGAGGACCCGGCGACAAACCACGACTGCCCCGGAAAGAACGTCTCCAAGCCTGACTTCCTCGGGCTGGTAAACGGTATGCTTAACGCGATGCACTAGTTGCACTCCCACAAGGACCACAAGCACCATGGCGGATCCCGCAGCCCTATCTGACTGGCAACAAGCGGTTACGGACTCGGCCAACTCCCTCAGTGCCAGGAGGGATACCGCCGATCAGCAGGCCACCGATGCCGCCGCACCACAGGATGACCCAACCCCATCGGCGGACTTTGCGGGGCCGGGGGCTGGGGACACCAGCACCTACAGTGGTGAGCTACCTGGCCCTATAATGGCTGCCGGTACGGGGGCCATGAAGTCCATCTTCAACACCAAGGACTTCTTCACAGGTGGTGCGCCGAACTACGAGGACAAGACAGACTTCAGGAAGTCCGTTGAGAGCTACGACCGGGAGCTTTCCAGCAAGTCCCCTATCAACGCCGTGGTGTCTGGCATCTCTGAGTTTGGGGTCGCCTTCATCGGGGTTGGCAAGCTTGTGGCTGGTGTCCGCGCGGTGGCTAAACTTGGTGAGGTAGCCAAGGCAGTTACCACTGGCCAGAAGGTGGCTGCAAGTGTGGCCACGGCTGTTCAGGCGGGGGTAGCTGCCGGGGTTGGTATGGACCCAAGGTCAGAGCACCTCGCCAACCTAATGCGTGACGTTCCAATGGCAGGTCCGATCATTGAGGCCTACCTTGGGGCGGACCCGAAGGATGACGAGGCCACGGCTCGGTTCAAGCTGGCCATGGAGAACCTTATAGTTGCTGGAGGTATTGACCTCATCGTTGCAGGTGCGGTTAAGGGCGTGCGCTTGGCCGCATCCCGTAGGGGAAGCCCACTAATAGATGGCCTCACGTCATCCATAGATGCCATCAAGCTCAGTGCCGCCGGTGACACAGCCGGGGCTGACGCCGCCCAGGAGGCTGCACAGAAGCAATTCATCAAGGCCATCGACACAGGCGGGCTTGAGGGCAAAGGCCCCATGGGCTTCTGGGACCACCCCACGGAGACCACGGCTGCCGGGAAGATCAAGGACCCTGCCCTATCATTCTGGGACGAGGGGTCTGTAACCCCTAGGGAGGCCGCTGGTGCGTCTAAAACCGCCAGCACCCATCCTACCGGACAGCCTGCGGAAGGCCCTGTGGGGCCTCCTGAGGGCGCTGTAGGCACAACTGGTCCAGGACCAAAGGTATTGGCTGCTGATACAGGCCTGGAAGGTGGTGTTCGTGGCAACATTGAGGCACCGGCGGCCCTCAGCGTCAACGTAACCCCCGAGCAAGTGGCTACCAATCTGGAGCGCGTCCGGGGTGATGTAGAGATTGCCAACGACGCAGGGTCCATGGGTGCGGCGCAGGCTGTGGGCCATGTGTTCACCGGCCCGGACCTCATCCCATGGGCTAAGTTCACGTCCAGCGACGATGTGATGACCTGGATGTCCGGGTTCATCCACGACAATGCGGACGCAATACACAAGGTCCGTGGTGGCAACGCCATGGGCGTCATGTCTGACCTCATGGTCGAACGCATGGTTGCCCAGCGGGTCACTGCCTTTGGCGAGGACCAAGCCTGGATACGGGGGAAGCTCCTGACCGCAGGTAATAACGCCAAAGGCCTGGCCGCCGATATGGACATGGCCTACCTCATCTCACAGAAGGGCTTTCAGGACACCTTCACGCTGGCCCAGAAGCTAGAGGCCAAGAACTTCGCGGGGTTCCAGAGTGAGGAACATGCGTGGCAGGCGTTGAGGGACCGCACGGTGGCGGCCATTGATATGTTCGCGGCGGCGAAGGCCATGACGGCTGCCGGTGCGCGGTCAACAAGGCGAATGCAGTTCACGCCGAAGGGTGCAAAGCAGCTTGCCGAGATGGACATCTCCAAGCTCACCGGGGAGGACCTGAAAGACCTCATCCTGGTGACTGGAGGCGACACCAGGCAAATGTCCAAGCTGAAGCCGGGCCTACTCAACCGCGTCGTGGACTTCATCACGATGAACCAGGCGGCTGGCCTCGTGTCTGGGGCCGTATCACAGGCCGTCAACATGGGCGGTAACCTGATAAGCCTGTACTTCAGGCCTGGAGTCCGGGCCGCCGGCGCGGTGGGCCTACAGGGTGTGGCCAAGGCTGTTGGTAACGAAGGATTGTCCGCATCGGCAGCGCTTGTCAGGGATACCGCCATTAAGCAGGCCGCGGTGACCCACATGCAGATGTCAGAGGCCTGGAACTCGGCTGCTATGGCCTTCAAGACTGGGGACAGCAGGATAGCTCCACACACATCGGAGGTAACGGCTGCTGGGGTAGGTGGTCCTGGTGCGACCCCAGCCGTGCGGCCCGGAGCTGGTGACCTTGTTGGAAGCAACAAGTGGCGGCCAGTCACCGGCATGGATGACGTGCAATACAACCTCATGATGACGGCTCTTGATGCCAAGACAGCACCGGGAACGGCCACAATGCAGGTGCTCGCCCTACCGCTAAGGGCCATGGGGGCGGCTGACGAGGCCGTGAAGATGGCTGCCTATCGTGCCCAGGTCATGGCTAAGGCCCACATGGAAGGCATCGGCATGGGCCTCAAGGATGCTGACAACGCAGCGTACCTTGGCACCATAGGCGACCACGTAAGGCTTCGCCTCGACCAGGCCCTCGACGCCCACGGTGCGGCACTTGATACGGTGGCGCTTAAGGAGGCCCGTGAGACATCCTTCCAGGGGGAGCTACTAGGCCCTGGAACGGAGGACACATGGGGCGGGTGGAGGAGCTTTGGGTCAACGCTACAAGTCGGCGTGTCAGGGATGCCGCCATCACGGCTTGCTGTCCCGTTCGTACAGACCATCATCAATATGTCCAGACAGGGTGTCAGGCTAACCCCAGGCCTTAACCTGCTACAGAAGCAGTACCTAAACGATATACGCGGGCTACACGGGGTGGAGGCCCAGTCCAGGGCTACCGGAGAGATGATGTTCGGCGTCATGTCCCTTTCGCTGGGAACCTACCTGGCGTCAACCGGGCGGATCACTGGCACCGGACCTTCTGACCCAAAGGAGAACGCCGAATGGCTGCGGCAGGGCAACAAGCCCAACTCGGTGGTGTTCCAGCACGACGATGGGAGCCGTAGCCACTTCAGCCTGTCACGGTTCGGGCCGTTCATCTTCCCCTTCCTGTGGGCAACAGAGGCAACTACCATATGGGCGCAGAGGCACATCGACGAGGATAAGGCGAGCGGTGTGGCGGCGGCTATGGTCTACGCCACGGCCAACCTGTTCAAGTCCGAGACTATGGTGCGGAACGTGTCGGACTTCCTCGCGGCGATGCAGGATGAGAAGCGTATGGCGGCCTTCGTTCGGCGCGCAGGACCAGGAATGGCCATACCACTATCGGCCATCATGCGGTCGGTTAACCCAGACCCGTACATGCACGAGGTAACTAACGTGTTCGACGCCTTCCGGGCGGCTATACCGGGGGTATCTAGCGGCGTAGCGGTGCAGTATGATGCCTTCGGAGATAAGGTCTCTACGTACCCCAAGTTCCTATTCAACCAGGACCCAAAGTACGGCCTACTCCACAAGGCATTGAACGATAGCTATTGGGAGACAGGTAACTTCATCCAGTCCCCAGGACCGCGAGTTGGCAAGGACCACTTTGACATGCGGGACGTTAAGCTTGAGGATGGCAGAACGGCCTTCGAACATTACAACGAGCTAATGGGACATCCAAAAGGTGCCCCTTCGATGAAGGACGCCCTGCTCGCCCTGGTGTCATCCGCAGCGTACAACAGTACGGCAGTACCACATGGTAGGCCCTCCCAGGACGGCAGCAAGGAACACATGGTGGCGTCCCTAATGCTGAAGTACCGGGAGCAGGCCCTTGGCCAACTCACGGCTGACAGCAAGGTGTTCCGCGACCGGAGGCAGAAGGACAGCCTTGACTTCCTGAGCCGGATCAACGCTGGCCAGAAGAACCTACAGACCGTTGGGTCCAACTCTGCGGCCAAGTCCCTCAACAGCCTGCTTGCTCCAACTGGGGCCTATCTACCAGTCCCAACCATACTCCCCAAGTAGGGCATAGCAAAAGGACCCATCATGTCTGTCATCTACAGTTCGGCTACCTACGTGGCCACTGGCTCTACGCCAAACGTCACGGTGCCCTTCCCGTACATCCTTCCGGCCCACATCCACGTATCAGTCAACGGGGTGCAGACCGACGACGCCCTACTCTCGTGGCTTAACACTGGGGTCATCATCCTGCCGACGACGCCGACAGCCGGGGCCACCATACTCGTGTGGCGGGCTACTCCTCGGGACACACTGTCAACCCAGTTCTCGTCCCCAAGCGTACTGGACCCGAAGGACCTCAACTCGGCCATGACGCAGCTACTCTACGTGTGCGAGGAGGCCTTTGACGTTGGGCAGGTTACGGCGGACCAACTGGCGACAGTTACGGGATACTTCAACGCTGCCGTTGCTGCGGCCCAGGCAAGCGCGGACGGTGCGGCTACATCGGCGGGGACTGCAACGACTGGGGCCAACACGGCAACCACCCAGGCGGGGATTGCAACGACACAGGCCGGGAATGCCCTGACGGCCTACAATAATTGCGTGACGGAATACAACCTGATGGTCGCCCTCCTGGCTGAGGCTGGAACTCCAGTGCCATCCTCCCGGCTTGTGAGTGCTGGTGGTCTGGTTACGGGGGGTGGGGACCTATCGGTGGATCGTACATTGACCGTCCCCAAGGCTATTGGCGCAGAGCTTGTGACGGGCACGGACGACGCCAAGGCGGTAACGGCCAAGGCTATCCGGGATGCCACCGGCACGGCGGCCAACAACCTGGTGAAGCTTGACGCTGCCGCCAAGTTGCCCGCCGTGGACGGCTCTCAGCTAACCAACCTCCCGGCTACCGGACTGGCGGCTGCCACACAGGCCGATGAGGAAACAGCCACAAGCACGGCGGCCGCCTCCACTCCGGGCCGCCAGCATTTTAACCCCGGACACCCCAAGTTTGTCTATCGCGGGCAGGTTACCACGGCGGCGCTCAGTGGCACGGTTTCCTCAGTTGATATTACCACCGAGCGCGTCACCATGTCGGCGGCTCACGGCAGGGCCACGGGAGATTTAGTCTACTTCTCGGGGGGAACGCAGCCCACGGGGCTGACCATGGGCGCGCTTTATTACGTCAACGCGATCAGTGGGACGGTACTGAAATTCTACCTCACCTACGCCGACAGCGTTGCCGACACCAACGCGGTCAACATCACGGCGTCGGTCACCGGAGGCTCGCTACGGGCGCTGACCATCACCAATCACCACACGTTCAATGGCCACGGCAGCGTACCAATACTACAATTCGTCGGAGGTGACACGGCTTTGAGGCCAGTTCTCGTGTTTGGTTCGGCGTTCTCATCGGCGAACTACGGGGCGCACGGCAGCCTCTTAAATTCAAGCGCGACCTTTTTCACTGACGCGCTTGAAACGGCGCCCGCCGGGCGGGCGACGGACCGCATGACCTTCGCAAGAATGTCCTATGCTAGTGATGACGGGACGACGACCGGCATCGGCTCATACCCGGTGACCAGCTTGACCACAGGTACGGCCTTTATACAAGCCTTTGCTTACGGGGACCTGGCATGAGTGAGCGACAACTATTTCCGTCGATTACAACAGGTACAAACCGGATGGCCAGGGCTAGTGGTGCCGCTCCGGGTGGAACGCCCTAGTGGGAGAACAACTAGGCCCATCCGCGCCTACACAACCGGACACCCGCAATGGCATTGGCATCATGGTCTCCTACCGGGAACTCGTAGAGATACGGACCCAGATGGCTACCATGATGGGTATGCTACAAGCCACCCTCGCCCTACAGGGTAAGGTGGACCAACTCGACAAGAGGGTGCAGAACATTGAACTCATCATGGCGACTAGCCGTGGGGAGAACAGATTACGGAATACCCTGCTGGCCTGGGTGGCTGGCATGGTGACTGCCGCCTTTGGTGGAGGGGCGTTGTATTACCTCCCCGTGCTCTGGGGTGGTCAACCGCTCAAACCCCTATAGCGGTCCCTCCCACCAACCACTGAAACTTAACCACTACAAGGAGACTACAATATGGCACGAGTTGCCCCATTCTTCCCCAACACCGCCACCGGGGATGCCGTCACCAAGACGTTTCAGCTTGCCTTCCCGATCCTCTCCCAAGAGCACGTCCGCGTGTTCGTGGCCGGGGTTCTGAAGGTCCTCGGGACGGACTACGCCATCGTTGAGGCCACCAGCCGGACACCTAGCGTCCGCTTCTTCGCGGCCCCTGCTAACGCGGCGGCCATCACGTTCTACCGTAACACGCCCATTGGTTCGTTCACGGTCAACCCGGAAATCAGCCACCTCGAAGCGCGCCAGGCGGCCTTCCGTACTCAGGAGCGGCAGGACCAGCGCCTCGTGTTCCCGTTCGCGTTGCCTATCGCTACCCTCATCACGACCCCAACCGCCCAGAGCTTCATTGCGCCGTGCGATGGATACCTTGAGCGGCTGGCAGCTACCGTTGAGTCGGTCATCACAACGGGCGGCACCCTTCAGGTATCCATTGACGGTGTTGCCGTCACGGGCCTCGTTGCCACCATTGCCAACTCGGCGGGGGCTGGCGTCCAGTCTACTGTCAACCCAACGACCCCACAGTCCACAACCACAAAGGTCAAGAAGGGCCAAGTGGTAGCGGTAACCCCGGCATCGTTCGCCACGGCTGGCGCGATGTCTGGCGTCGTGGAGTTGCAACCTGCCGACCTGACATAAGGTCAGCATGACTAACGGGAACCTGGGGGAGGACCTAGACTGTTCTCCCCCGGATGACCGCCCTAGGTGTCAGACGTGCAATAGACCTACGGATGACATTGAGGCGATGGATGAGGGGAGGCTTCTTGACTTCCTGCGGGTAAATGCTCTGAGGATGCTGGCGCACAGCGTCAAGGGTGGGAACCTGAGCCATCAGGAGTTGGCCATCGTTCGTGGCCTGCTGCGGGACAATACGGTTGCCCTCAAGTCCCTGGAGCCGGGGGATGAGGATATGCCTCCTCAAAGACGCACTAAGCTGCCTCAACGGCGAAGGCGTCCAGACTTTGATGGCACAGCCGATTAGACCAACCTATACGGCCCTACCCCTCACCGGGTGGGGCCTTTTCATTTCATGGAGTGGATATGCTCATTGACCCACTCCTCAACGGCACCACCACGCTTGCCCGTGTGCGTGTATCTGACCCGATGGACCCCTATGGCCGTGAACCAGAGTTGGTGGCGGACTTCAGGAACTTCCTGTGTGTCATATGGGAGTTCCTTGGGCTGCCAGAGCCAAGCGCCGTACAGCTATCCCTGGCCTGGTGGTTGCAACACGGGCCAGAGCGTGCAGTCATCCTTGGCTTCCGAGGCATGGCCAAGTCGTGGATCACCGGAGCGTTCATCTTATGGAGCCTGTATTGTGACC